CCTTGGACACCCGCAAGATATCGCAAATTCAAAGACAGTGTAGAAGCTGAGTTACACTTGCCCTGCGATTATGTAGGAACACTAGGTGCTATTACTAATGACTTGTCAGAACGCTATATTCTACGATTCTTTAGTGAGATATGGAAGCCTAGAACAGGTGATTATGAACACACTGGTTGGGAACTTGCTGATGAAATCAACAAACTAAACCCGGAGAAAGTACTTGATGTTGGTTGTGGATATCATCCATTTAAGGGTCGTATTCAGAATATTATTGGCATTGATCCATACAACAATCAAGCTGACTATGAGGTTGACATCTTAGAATATAAAGTAAAGCCAGAAAGTCACGATGTTATAATGGCTCTTGGATCTATTAATTTTAATTCACGTGATGAGATTGAATCACGGTTCAGTCATTGCATCAATCTATTGAAGAAGGGTGGAAAATTCTATCTACGTGCTAACCCAGGGATCACTCACAAGACAGGGCCGTATGTTGAAATATTTCCTTGGACATTTGAAGTTGTAAATGAATTTGCTGAAAAATATAATCTCAAGTTAGATACTTTTAAGAAAGATAATAACGATAGATTGTATTTTGTTTATACTAAATTATAACCAAAAAAATAGACCCCGAAGGGTCTATTTTTACATTGCGGGACCGTTCCCACTTTTGAATCCAACTGAACCACCTTCTTTCTCAATACGTTTGATAACGTCCTCAAACAAGATAGGCGTAAAGTCAGTTTGTTCAACACATACGCAATGATAACGAACATCGTTTTCATCACTGTATAATGTTGCACCTGTTTTAGCATCGATTCCCCTAGCCTTCTTCACTCTACCTGAATGTAAATGACCATGAATGTTGACACCAAACCGACCCAAGCTAGCTTCATGTAATGGGATATGACTTAATATCATTCCGTTCATTACATGATACGCACGTAATTCTCGGAAATATAATCTATACTCATCATCACGGAAGATATCATGGTTGCCACGAATCAATACCTTGTCACCGTTTAAGCGACTCAATGTGATTAATGATTTGCGGTTGATAACTACATCGCCCAAATGATAAACCTTATCTTTTGGTCTAACAGTATTGTTCCAACGCTTGATCATTTCCTCATCCATCTCATGTGGATCAGTCCACGGACGAATCTTCGTGACCCCGTCACTCTCTGTGAATCTACACACTCCGGCATGACCAAAGTGTGTATCACTTGTTAAAAACACCGATGGCATTATACCCTCTCTTTCTTTACTCGTTCAATACGAGATTCCTTGTTCCAATCGTAAGCAATACCATCTGGGCACTTGCCATCTTTAACTGAATCAACGCCAAATCGACCTACAATTTCAAACTCGCCACCTTTGATGGAAACAAACTCTGCTACTGTCTTAGCATAAGCCATAGCTAAATTTAAGTCAGTAAATTCTATTGAAACATTTTCATTAACTACTTTATACATTATCATTCCTAAAAGTTCGCCAATCATCAATGTTTGGCTTTTCATCTTCATCATATGTCCAACCTAATGCCCGCATCATACGATGCTTGACTAACAAGTTTGGACTGCGAAATCTACCAGTGTCATCAAAACCCATCATAACACCAACTTCACAAACTGCACCACTACGACATATACCAGCAAAGCAATGAACAACCACGTTCATTCTATTATCTTTAGCATGTTGCAATAGCCTTACCAATTCGTTTGCTTGTTCTTGACTGCAACGCATTGCTTCATCTAAAGCAAAATCATTCTTCTCAATGTCCAAGAATTCAAAATTGTGAATCTCTTTGAATTTGTGAGCAGGTGTTGGTCTCCAACTCGCAGGGTCTGTGATGCTAATCAGCATACTATTCTCTCCGGCTTCATGATGAAATCTAGTAGGTATATCAGCGGCTGCTACATTTTCAATCCACATATCTAACTCCTTAATAATGTATTATACTACACCTTGGATTATTAGTCAACCTTGGGCAAGGGTGCTATAATTATGTTTAACCAGTGATTGTATATTTCTGTGTTCAACGGAGTTTCAATCCATTGTTGTAGTTTTTCTATTAATCTACCTTCTAATACATCTTTAAAAGGTATTATTTTATTAATTTTACCATATTCTTTAGCTTTCTTAACTTGATTAATTCTATATTGTACTTCCATTTCATCAAAAGGTGGATGTTTTTTTGGTGTAATAATATGGCATCTTTCCATACACCATTTAGCATACTTATATTCAGAATCATCAATTAAAATTGAATCTGTTATATGTTGTAATTGTATTGAAAAATCATGACTAAATGTTGCGGCAATATATTTTTTTTCTATCTCTTTCATATACTCAGTTTTATTAAAATTATTATATAATATATCAGTACCCTGTCTATCATAATTTTTAATAATTTTTAATTTAAATTCATGTCTTAGAGAAGGTGTTGCGAGCTGTATATAAGTTTTTGCACAAACATAGTCTGTTGAATCTATTACTGCGGCTACCATATCACCACCTGCACCGGGATTATAAATAATATTATACATCGTATTATTTAGACAAGGAAAAGGTGTAAGTATTTCTACTTACACCCTTAGAGAGAACAAGGGCGTAATTACTCAGAGGCCCTTGCCGTGTTATGCACTTAACATGCGTAACGATAGTTCATGATGGTCTTCATCATGATACCTTCTGGAGTGAACTCAGAAGGATCTGCACCTAGCAAACTTGCCATGATGCTTGGGCTAAAGCCAGAGACTAAAGCTGCACCACTCTTATCTGCCTTGACAGGACTGTTACCACTGCTGTTTAAGTTCCAGAACACTACACTAGGCATAGTGTAACCGGCTTGTGCATACTTGCGTTCAATCATTTCCATTGCAGAATCATCATGTGTGACACATGAATTGAATTGCATGTCAGAAAGGATCAACAACATCTTAGGCATGTCACTTTCAGGGACGTTGCCCTTTACTGCAACACTTAGGATCTTGTCCATAGCCTTGTGCAAGTTTGTGTCCATTGCCCACTTAGATGTAACCATTTGGTTGATCTTTTGAACGATAGTACCCTTTAAAGTAACTAGTTCTGGGCTACCACTGAAAGTCAAGAATGTGTCCTTAAACGCACCCTTGTTCTTGTCAGCAAGGTATAGACCAAGTGACACACTAACATCCATGCATGTTACACTACCTGTTCCGCCTGCTGGGCAACTCATAGAACCAGATACGTCTACCAATGGTAGAATGTTTGAATCATTCATGTAGTTAGGCAATGCATCCCATTGTGCAGTCACGTGATCCAACTCAGTCTTGTCCAAGTTAGCGCGACCATAGCCGACTAAACCCTTCAAGACTTCGTGAGGGAACACTGCCGCGGCATTGACCTTCACACTCTTATCGCCACTCACCAACTTAGCCACATATTCAGCGAATGTTACAGAATGACGGTTGAACGCCTTCTTGTAGATTCGTGATGCCTGTGAAGGTACATGTGAATAGTTGATGTTGTCCCAATCGTTAGCACACATTTGTGTTTCAACAACCTTAGTCATTGCTACAAGTGTCTTACGATATTGCTTAGGAGTCATTCCGAAGAATTCGCGGATTTCACGTGCGACTTCACCCTTACGTGGAGTCCACTTAGCTGCCAAGCCATTCTTTGCACGAAGGTTGTCACCTAACAAAGTATATGCCTTAGCCTTAAGATCCTTGTCCTTGAAGACAAACAAGTCATCGAAACGACCTACTTCAGGAATCTTAACTAATAGTCGTGATGCCGCTTCTGGGTCATGCTTTTCCAAGTATGACAATACATCACGGAACAGTTGACGTTCACCTGCACCACCACGTGCGTCACGTGCCCACAAAGCCACACGCAATGCGAGTTCCTTGTCTTGCACGTAAGCCGCAGTAAATGCTGGGATAATGTTCTTACCACGGCTTGCACCGATGTTGTAGAACAAGTCAACCACTGAGTTAGCTGTTGACTTACGAGCCTTCATGCCATTGGCAGTACGGGCTTCTTGATTTGCGATTGCGTTTACAAATGCGTTCATTTTCTTTTCCTTTATCAGAATGTGTTTTTTTTCAGTTATCGGTTGAAATTAAAAATTTGCTGTTAACATTCTATGTCTTTAGCAGGATGATCGTAACCGTTATTTTATTTTCTGGTCGCACTTTCCCCTGTATATTGGTTCAGTTACCGCGACCCTATCAACATTCATGTTGCCTAGTTAGTAATTGTGTCTGCTACTAACAACATACAAAGTCTTTCCAATGTGTCATCAATTACATTAACGTCTATTACTAGAAAGTGTTGCCACTTGCTTTACGGGCCGCTGTCTACTGCATTAATTGTAGTTTAATTTTAATTGCTGTAATCATCCATGAATACAAACAGGTTAGTTGTTGACTGCTTTTATTTTACACAGGCCATCACTCTGTGCTTGTTAGTCTTGTTTCAATAGATACCTTCAACGCTCGGTGTTTTTACGCACTCTGCTCCAATAACTACTACAGTGTCTAACAGTTCATAGTATTATGAAGTTGCTGAACCTAACCTTTAATTAATTGTTCAATACATGTATTGTATCATAGTATTGAATATTTGTCAAATTATTTTGGGCAATTTGTTGGTAGAAGCGGTGAGATTCGAACTCGCGGAACCTTTCGGTTCTTCGGTTTTCAAGACCGACGCCATAGGCCACTCGGCCACGCTTCCATATTATGGCATCCCGGGTAAGCCTCGAACTTACAACCCCTGGTTTTGGAGACCAGTGCTCTGCCAATTGAGCTACCGAGATATATTTTATGATTTTCTAACACGCTTGAGGTAATCTCTACCAATCAAGCCAGCTTCAATTTCTTGAAGTGCAGTAACCGTTAGTCCTGCTTTTGTAATTAGCTTGGGTAGATGCCCACGCTTTAGTTCTCTAACTCTTGCTGATGCAATTAAAACTAAATCAAAACGACTGCCCACCATTTGTGCGGCTTCTTCGCTTGTGTATCTTGCTCTTGATTCAGACATGTTTTCTTTCGTTGTTTTAAAACTTGGAGCGGGAAAAGAGGTTCGAACTCTCGACATCTTGCTTGGCAAGCAAGTGCTCTACCAACTGAGCTATTCCCGCATTTAACTTGGTACCTGGACACGGTTTCGAACCGCGGACCCTCTCCGTGTAAAGGAGACGCTCTACCCCTGAGCTATCCAGGCTAATAATTTTATTTAACATCAATCTGCATGTCTTGTTAAAAAATTTACTTTTATTTTTTTAGGGTTGAAATATTTTTTAACAACATTTTCTGCAACACTAATTTCAAATTTCTTACAACTAAAAACGTCAAAATATGCAGTACCATCTAATTCCATAAAATGTCCGCATATATTACTTGTAGTTATTAACTGCATTAGACTATATCCTTGCTTCGGGTCACCCAATAAGAGATACTCAATTACAGGTTCGCCGTGTGCAACCATATCAATTTCTTTTATCAAATCCTTTACAAAATTGTAAATATTGTCTCGGCTATCAATATGTTCACACCCACTACAATCTAACATTAAATGATAGCCCCAATGCATATTATCCACCTTGGTTACTATCTTTAACTTCTGTTTGATTGGCAATTTGTTCAAAAGCTTCATCTTCATTCTTTTGATCCTCAATCATTCTTGGATCAGGCTTACGAAAGATTTTGTCATAGTTGTTTGCATATTCTTGTTGACTGACACTGTATGGTCTTGGACTAGAACCTTTGCTCACTTCTTATCCCCTTTGCTCCCACTGTATGATCGTAGTCCTTCTTGTGCAATTTTAGCATAACTGCGTAAGAATGCACCACGTACATGTGGATCAAGAATTTGAGCGGCTGCAATCTTTACTAGCTTACCGATTTTAACGGCTTTTGGGTCATAACCTCTGCATGTCATACTATTTTCCTTTGTTAAAAACTTGGTCGGAATACAAGGATTCGAACCTTGGACCTCTGCGTCCCAAACGCAGCGCACTACCGGGCTGTGCTACACTCCGAAATTGGATGCGGGTGACAGATTTGAACTGCCGATGCACCTGGCTTATGAGACCGGTGTGGTGACCACCCAACCCGCGTAATATTGGTGGAGGATAACAGAATCGAACTGTTGCGAAAACCTTGCAAAGGTCCCAGGCTACCATTACATCAATCCCCCCATATAGAAACACATTTGATATAGTAGCAAAGCTATCACGGATGAACCCGAATTTAGTCAAATATGTTTTTATATGGTGCCCTAGGAGAGACTCGAACTCTCAGAACCTGGTTTCTAAGACCAGTACGTATACCATTCCGTCACCAGGGCAATTATAATATAACACACTACGAATCTCTTTCTAAGTTATGGGCCTAGCGAGTGTTCCAAATGTGTTCGTGTAATGTGTTATATTATAACAGACAACTATTTATCTGTCTATATGTTTGGGTAACTGTTTGGTGCTGATGGCGAGACTTGAACTCACGACCTCTATCTTACCAAGATAGTACACTACCACTGTGTTACATCAGCAAATTGGAGCGGGGTAGGAGAATCGAACTCCTCGCTTTAGATTGGAAATCTAAGGTATTGCCACTATACGAACCCCGCATAAATATATTCATGTTTACATATGATGCTATCACTAAGACAGGGATACAAATCCACTTGTCAATGACTAAGAACAACACATGTTACATTTATGTCAATGACATTTATAACAACCAATTGACTATGAAATTCTTTACTGACATAGAGTCAGCAATAGAGTTTATTCACTCTTTTTAAACTGGAGCAACGGGTCAGATTTGAACTGACGGTTTTACGGATTTGCAATCCGTTGCATTGGGCCTCTCTGCCACCGTTGCGTATTATTTTGGCGGAGCATGTAGGAATCGAACCTACTCACCTCTTTCGAAATGATGGATTAGCAATCCATTGCCTTAACCGGTCGGCCAATGCTCCTTGAAATACTTGGTACCTCCACCTGGACTCGAACCAGGAACCAACGGATTATGAGTCCGCTGCGCTAACCAATTGCGCTATAGAGGTATTGTTTGGTACGAGAGACCGGACTCGAACCGGTACGCCTATTACAGGCGGGAGATTTTAAGTCTCCTATGGCTACCATTACATCACTCTCGCATTACACTATTATATATCATAATAGATTTATTGTCAATAAATTTGTAAGTAGTTGCCCCATCGTTATAGCAACCATTCACCCGTGTAATAAAGCCGGCCGGGACTCGGTACGTCACTTAGGATACTAGTCCAGTACCGCAATCCCGTATGCGCCGACCCTTCCGGACCGTAGGGAGTTGAACCCTTCTACCTTCTACTATTTCAGTCCTTCGAAGAAACCTAGATAGCGTGACATTCTCTTGCTGACACTTACAAAACTTGGCGACTCGTGGGAGAATCGAACTCCCGTAATCGGATAGACAATCCGAAGTAATGACCATTATACGAACGAGCCTAAATTAGTGATAGTTTCTATACGTACCCATTGAAACTAACAAACAT